AGAAGCTATACATGTGTTTGGAGATAAGGATGAGTTTAATAACTTACCTGAACCTATACAACGTGTATTAGTCAACATGTGTTTTAACCTAGGTGGTACAAGACTTTCAAAGTTTCGCAAGATGTTAAAAGCTTGTAGAGAACATAACTGGTTTGAAATGGCTAGACAAATGCAAGATAGTAAGTGGTACGAACAAGTAGGTAGACGTAGCTGGGAGTTACAGCAGGTTGTAATGGGGCAAGTCTAATGCTCCTATACACAGAGAAACAATTAGACAAAGCTTATAAGATAGACTGTAAAGCTCGTGCTAAATGTAACGAGCCTTGGGTACAACGAGAAGACTTTAGACCTTTGTATGAAAACTTACTTGAAGCTTACATGGTTGCATACAACGAAGACTTTATATTAGGTGGGGATATTCCTGAATATCTAATAGACTCTGTAAACGATTTACTTGAATCTACATTAACATTGGAGTAATTATGAAACTTAAAAATATACTAGGAAGTCTTGCCCCAACTTTAGGTGCTGCTATTGGTGGTCCTTTAGGTGGACAAGCAGGTCAAATACTAAGTCAAGTTTTAGGTGTAGCAAACAACCCTAAAACTATTGAACAGGCTATTCAAAATCTTACAGCCGATCAAATGGTAGAGCTAAAGATAGCTGAAAAAGATTTTGAAGAACGTATGGCTGAACTAAACGTAGATGTTTTTGCCTTGGAAACTGAAGACAGACAAGATGCTAGGTCTAAGTTTTCTAAAGACTGGACACCTAGAATTTTAGGTGTTATGACTATTATGGGATTCTTTGGTTACATTGGTATGATAACTTTATTTCCTGTAGACGATGCTAGTGACGATGTTGTCATGTTAATCATTGGTAGTTTAACTGGTATAGCATCAGCAGTTATTAGTTTCTACTTTGGAAGTTCTAATAAAAGAGACAAACCTAATTCATAAGTCTCCCATTTAAATGAGCTTCAATCTCATTATGAATCTTATCTAACTTAGCTGTTGCTTCTCGCAAGATAATGGTTAAAGTATTAAACTCCTCAACACTTAAATAATCTTTAAGTGCTGAGATATCTGTGCTGGTTCTTTCAGTTACTAACTTACCTGTTAAGTCATAAAACAAATCATAACCTAACAGCTTTGCTTCGGTGCGTTTAGTTCTCATCACCAATCCTTGCAAAGGTTATCTTATCTTGTCTACCACGTAGCCCTGCTTTCATATAAGAAGTAGCACGACCTTCAAAGAAGTTCTGATGTTCAACACCCATAACTTCATCCAACCAACCTAGAGGATTCTCACGTTGGTCATAGTTTGTTTTAAGACCAAGCTGTAACAATCTTCTATCTGCTATGTATCTATTGTAAGCATACATATCTTTCTTGGTAAGACCTTCAAGGTCTCCCATGTCAAACACTAGGTCTAAGAACTTATCTTCTAGTGTTACCATCTGTCTACAAATCTCGTAGAGTTCTGCTTTAAAATCATCTGTCCATATCTCTATGTTCTCTTGGATAAACTCTCTAAACAATTTAGTCATGGCTTCAACGTGCATAGACTCATCCCGTATAGAGTAAGTAACTATCTGTCCCATACCTTTCATACGCCCAAAGCGTGGGAAGTTTAACAAGATTGCAAAGCTACTGAACAACTGTAGTCCTTCTGTGAAAGCTGAATAGACTGCTAAAGTTTTTGCAATGCTTTTCTTATCTGACTTGGTTGTCTTAATCTTATAAACATACTCATGTTTGTTAGCCATTTCTTCGTACTCAGAAAAAGCTTTGTACTCTATCTCAGGCATACCCACTGTATCTAGTAACAAGCTGTAAGCATGTTGATGGATAGACTCCATGTTAGCAAAAGAACCCATCATCATTCTAGCTTCAGGCTTTCTAAAGATACGCATGTATCTATCAACGTAACCTGCACCTACATCTACATCGGATTGTGTAAACAATCTAAAGATTTGAGTCAGTAGGTTCTTTTCTTTTTGGTCTAACTCTTGCCAATCTTTTACATCTGTATGTAACGGTACTGACTCCGGCATCCAATGCATTTGGTTTTGTAAGACATAGTAGTCAAACATCCAAGGATTATCGAATGGTTTGTAATAATCTCTCGTGTCTAATAAGCTCATCTGTTCTCCTCGTTAAATCTCTTAACTAAATATTTAAAATTTTCAATTACGTATCCTGCGTAATCTTTTGTTTTTGAGAATGGATTATTATTTTCATCACAATAATCTAACCACATCCTGCTTGTAAAGCCAGAAAACTTCTGACTAAACACTTCTGTAAATTCTTCTTGTTTCATATTAATCCTTTGGTAAATATACTATGACAGCAGAGTTACACTTGGGACAACTTAAGTTAGTTTCCATAATGTACTCTTCGTTCTCATCTTCTATGTCGTGATCTCCACCCCATATTAATCTTGTTCCACAATGCCAACAATCCATATCAACCCTCACAAGCTATACACTCAGCATCATCTAATTTAATACGTTGAACTTTAATGTTTACGTTCTCTGCATTACGAGCAGCATTAGTTCTAAAGTAATACAAAGATTTAAGTTTGTTCATACCATACCAATGCACATCACTCACGTACTGCATATATTCATCATGTACTTTCTGTGGCTCTGTAGCTTTTGGAAGTGTAAAGAAAAGATTAACTGACTGTGCTTGACAGATAAACTCTTGTCGTTTAGATGCATGTTCTATAATCCATATTTGATCTATCTCATTCGCAGTTTTAAATACTTCTTTCTCTTCATCAGTTAGTATATCAAGATGTTGTACTGAACCTTCGTTACCTGCAATGTCTTTCCATACAGTAGACAACTCATCTTTCTTTAATCCTTTATCTTGTAAGACTTCTTCTAAGTATTTGTTTTTAACTTGGAACGAACCTGAGAGAGTCTTGTGCGTATAAACGTTAGCACGATAAGGCTCAATCGAAGGAGAAGTACCACCACATATGATACTAGAACTAGCGTTAGGTGCAACAGCGAGTAGATGAGCATTCCTCCTGCCACTACCACTGACATCAGGAGCTTCACCCCTGTCCTCTGCAAGTCTTTCAGAAGCTCTGAGTGATTGTGTCTTAATGTGTTTAAATGCTTTGTAATTAAAGCCCGTAGCGAAGATACCTTCAAAAGGAATGTTGCGTGATTGGAGATACGAATGGAATCCCATCGCACCAAGACCCAACGACCTTTCTCGATAAGCCGAGTAGGCAGACTTAAGAAAACCTCCTTTGCCCGGCTTAATATGTTTTTGAAACCTTTTAAAGTTTGCATTATATTCTCCTAAATTATCTGTGTCAACAGCGTTATCAATGTAATGTTGAAGAACGTTGTCAAGCATGGTTATTAAATCATCTATAAACATAGGGTTCTCACTCCACTCATCAAAGTATTCTAAGTTTACAGAAGATAAACAACACACTGCTGTTCGTTCTTCATTCGTAGGTAAAGTAATCTCAGAACATAGATTGCTCTGTTTGATTTCTAATCCTAAATCTTTTTGTTCTTTAGGTAATGCTTCGTTACATGTGTCTATATTAATCATGTATGGCTCACCTGTCTCTGCTCTTGCATTGATGATCTGCCACCACAAGTCTCTAGCATTTACAATCTTTGTAGGCTCGTGAGTCTTAGGGTCAATCAATCTAAAGTCTGCATCTTCTTGTACAGCTTTAAGAAACTCATTGGTAAGGTTGATACCGTTATGAAGATTAAGATTCTTCCTGTTGATATCACCACCAGATTCTTTACGCATGTTAATAAACTCTTCAATCTCCGGATGAGATATGTCCATGTATGCAGCATAAGAACCACGTCTTGTAGTGCCTTGGTTAAAGGCTAACATCTGAGAATCAACTACATGCATGAAAGGAATTGAACCAGTAGACTTACTACCGTGAGTAGTAGAAATACCATTACTCCTAATATCTCCCCAAAATCCACCAATACCTCCACCCGAACTTGCCAACCAAATATTCTCGTCATAGTGAGCAGATAAACCATCCCTGCTGTCAGGTACATAATTGAGGAAACAGCTAATAGGAAGACCACGACTTGTTCCCCCGTTACTAAGTATAGGAGTGCTAAACATGAACCAACAATTGGAACTGTAGTGATAAAGTCTTTGAGCCAATTCAAAATCTGTGTGACCTTTGTAGGTTGCTCCGAAGACTGATGCTCTGGCAAACGCTTCTTGGGCATGTGTTTCATTCTCCCATAAGTATCTATCCTTGAGGGTGTCAAGGCTAAACTTATCTAATAGTTTTTCGTTACTGTAATTAATTTTTATACCAAGGTATTCCTTGATACCTACTTTATCATCTACCATTATGAGTTCTCTGTGTCGTGTACGTTAAGCATTATTATACCATAATGTAGTATTTTTAGCAAGTCTTTTCTGTTCTTTCCTTCTTTATTTCCGTAACGTTTAGCGTACTTCATAATGTTACCAAGAGTAAAACCTTCTCCATGTCCAGAGTCAATGATGATATCTGTAGCTTGGTACTTATCAGAAGCATAGTGTTCTCCATATGTACCATCAATATACTCTTTTAGTTCTTGTATTAATTGTCCTTCATTAAATTTATAGTTCATCGTTTCTCCAATCGTCAGGTAAAGTATCTTCACTGTACCATCTAAAGTTATTTGTTTCAGCCCATTCAGCATGGGTACGTTTTGTTCCATCCTTACGTACCTTTGCTCCCGGCATAGGTGAGAAAGGCTTTTGAAATAAGAACACTAATTCTGTATAGCTTTTGTTTAATGCTTCTCGTATATGTATGTACTTACTATACTCTGCATAATCCCAAAACCTACCTTTTGCTTCTAGTAATATTGTCTTACCTTCTATCTTCTTTACAAAGTCTGGTTCGTATTTATGCTTAACAACATAGTTGATAACATCCCAATGATGTTTCCAATCTTTAAGAATAGTTTGGTGCATATCAAATTCCCATGCACTATCATATCCTTTAGGTACGTTAATCTTTTTAGGTCTAGGTTTTCTAGGTACTCGTCTAGGCATTAAGGTCTCCGAGTGTCATGTTAGGATTACGTTTTACTTGTTTGTAAAACCACCTTAAACTATAAGCACTCAGTAGAAACTTATTGTTTGCAAAGATGTGTGTTTGTTCTGGTAAGAACTCATTAAGATTCTTTCGGTGTATCTTAGATGTATCCTCTCCATCTGGAACCATAGTTCTTAACCACTCTATGAGTAAGTCTTCTGCTCTACGTCTTAATTGTTTTGATCTTCTTCCACTCATATCTGTGTTACCTCTATAACTTTAGGTGGCTTGGGTGTTTGAGTTAAATATTTTAAACCGTTAGAATACTTAAATACTCTTAAACCTTTACCTTCATTAGAATCTTTATGACATTCAAACTTGTGTCTGCAATACACACACTCTCTAGGTAGCTGCATGTTCCCAGACTTACCATCAGGAACAGGACTGTAACATAGATCAGGTGGTGTAGCTAACTTCACAGCCTTTTTAATATCTGTAATCTTTTTCTTGATGTTAGGCTTGTCAAAGTTATCAGGTCTGTACAAAGCTAACTCACCAGACTCTTTATTAAGAGCAAGGAATCCACCCTTGTCTGTACCCTGTGCTTGTTCATACCCTGCAAGTTGAGCCATGTATCCAAACATATCGTTTTCTGCTAGTGTACCATCCTTGAATTTTTTGAAAGCAAATCCGGAAGCTGTTTTAATATCAACAACTTCTCCATCAATAACACAATCCATATGTCCTTTAATGCCAGATACTTTGATCTCTTTCTGTTCATCAGTAACAATATGTCCAGATAGTTTGATAAGAAATATAACTATCTCTTCAAGTAAATGTCCATATAAAAACTTAATGAATAAAGAAGGTGGCATCCTTTCCGGAGTACCTTCTGTTTTCATATCGAACCAAAGCTGACGTGGCTTCCTGCCTATGTTAGACATACGTAAAGTTGCATCCCCTCTTGGTTCAGGGTGAGACCACTTGTAAAGTATCTCTTTCATAGACTCACCAAACTGGTCGATAGTCTCAGGGTCTAGGTCAATGTGTTCACCATCGGCAAGTACACCTATCTTATTATATATAT